CTGGATACTTTGTTTTGTGCTGTGGCAACTACAAAGTAAGGTACTGTGTTAACGGCTGAAGGGATATATTGACTCTCGTCAATTACTGTTACTTCTACGCCTGGTGATACTAGAGCCATAATGGATTCCTTTTCAAGTTCTAATATTTATTGACAAGTGCCAAAAACGGCTGAGTTGAGCGCCCTTTGCCAAAGGTCCACCATAAATACGCCATGCAAAGACCCATTTGTCAGTCATGTCATCAGAGACCATGTGCGGTGAACTACCGCAAAGAAGATGTCACTCACTATAGATCACGATGTGAGAACTGTACAAGGAAAGGGCGAGGTGTTCGGCCACGAGACCCTCGTTGGAAGTCTTCAGGTTACAAGAAAAAACCCGCATGTGACAAATGCGGGTTCAAGGCCAAACTGCTGACGCAATTATTGGTGTTTCATGTTGATGGAAACCTCAACAATTCGGAACAACGAAATTTAAAAACAGTTTGTCTCAACTGTGTTGAATTAATTAAAAAAAATGATGTTACTTGGCAGCAGGGCGATCTTGAGCCGGATTCGTAGCCAGTGCTTTAACCTGCTGATACAAATCGTCTAGAGTACCGTTATTGTCTAGCACCGCGTCAAATTTTGTGCCTACCCAGGCTGTTTCGCTAGCATGAATGCCTAGCTTTTCCATTTTTTTGTGACTCAGGGCCCAGGTAGTGTTGCCATTGGCGCCACGATTTACACTTGCTGCTGCCTCATACCAGGCAGGTTCTGGGCCACGAGTCACTCGGATCACTCGACCCCCGGCATTTTTAATTGCCTTGATTTCGTTGGGAAATCTGCAGTCACTTATAACAACATCATCTTGGCTGTGACGCAGTTTGTTTTCCAAACTGGCAATCCAGATGTCGTCGTGAAATCCGGCCCTGCACACTTCTGTACCCCAGTATTGCAAGATCCAACGTGGTGTTAGAGTGGGCATGTGTAGTCGTTCTGCCCACCAAGGATCCACTTGCTCACGCCATTCGCGGGCTTGTTTTGTGCGCCCTTCCAGCATGGTTCTGTCCCAACCAAACACTTGACTCACGGCATCTTTCAGTGTGCTTGCAAAACTTTCTCTACGGAAATGATGCAGGTTTACAAGGTAATCAGCAATGGTATCTTTGCCGGAGCCAATAAATCCACAGATGCCAATGATCATTTGAGTTCCTTAACGTTGAGATATTTAAGCGTATTTTGTAACATGCCTATTTGTCTACGACAATCTTCTAATGCATGATGGCTGGTGAGAGGAATCGGTTGTTCGGGCCACAGACTAAACACAGTTCTTGAATCTCGTACCATGTAGTATTTCCAAGGCAAAGGTTTTCCATAACTTTTGTAGGCATGCTCGAGAATATTCATATCGTAGGTTGGGCCTTGGCTCCAAATCAGCTTGGAGCGCCAGATTAATTTGCTCAGTTCATCCAGGGCTTGGTCCAATGGAATCCGATCTTGTTCGCCAAATGCTTCTTCTCTAGCATGTTCAGGTTGATTTGCCCACCACTCAATGGTTCCATTGTCAATGGCACGATTTTCCTGACTTTCCAGAGTAACTCTAGCATAAAAATGTTGGTCGTAATGGCCTGTGCCAAACGGATCAAATGCTTGAGCAGCTATGGTAAGGATAGTGGTGTCAGGGCCTGTTGCCAAACCCTCAAGATCAATCATTAAATGCATTCAATGATTGTAACACAACTGCAACGGTTTGTCTAGTGTGTGTTAACCAATAACCCAGGTAAGTGGCTGACTTGCGTCCACATACATGACCAATTCCTGTATCTTGGCATCCATAATCTCTTTGCCTTCAGTCTTCATTTGAGTACCGTTTAACTGCCCACCGCCTTGTGGGCCAGCAATTTGAGCAAACTTTTCACGTGCTTCACCAATGATCATTTTGCAAGCGCCAACCATGTAGTCCCGAATCCATTGACTGATTTGGTAGTCACTCAACAATTGGATTTCAGGTTTGGTTTGATACACCCAAAGCAGGACATTTTCGCCAGTGCCTTTGGGATCACGAATCAGTTGCAGTTTCTTTGTGACCGGATTCCAGGTGTAGTTCATGTAGGCACCAAACATACGCCCGGCCAGTTCAACGTATTGGCTGTAGAAGTCGTATGTAGCCAAGCCGCCGGCCACGTTGAAGTTCATGAGGTACACGTTGATTGAAGCCTGGGCGAATGGGTCAAAATTCGACGCAAACGGTCCTGTTGAATCGCCAAACGTTCTGCGGAATATTTGACGTACACTGTACACTTCTTGGGGCAAGGTGTATATGTTTAAATCACGTATCAACTCCATGAAGATGTATGCTTCTTCATAGGCATTGTTGGCACGTTGGCGATAGGTGCCAATTGTGCGTTGATATGCCGCTTCGTAGTGCGCAGGGTCTAATTCAAGATCAACTATTTGATCACCCATGGTTAATTTGCAATACTCAATAAGGTTTTGCTTTAACTCAGGTAATGTATTTTGTTCAGCCATTGGGGGAACTCCGTTCCCCCTTATTTACCAGGCTTTGAGTATGATCAAGTTCTCAGTGCCCCGGGCATTCCAAGGTGTTTCTGTAGTGGTCAAATCCTTGTAGATTTTACGTGCCGCTGGCTTGCCTGCAGCCTGTATGGCCTTGACAACGTCTGCTGGTTTACGCACAGTTTTTTGTAGTGTTTCCGTAGTGCTAAACCCAATTACACTGTTGTTCTTGATAGTAAACGCCTGAGTATAGTTGTCTGCTACCACATGAATCAACTTGCGTTTCTTGGTATCGTACAACCAGGCTTCTGCTTTGTCCACTAGGCTTGCGGCTGGCAGTCCTTTGAGCTTGAGCTCTGCAAACTCTAGTACATGTTTGAATTTTGCGGCACGTTTTTCCGGGGGTACTGCCTTGACCTTGCGTGGTTTGCGTTCCACTTTCTTGATCTGTACATACGCACCACAGTCGTTGATCACTGCTTCGCAAAATTTCACACAATTACGAAGTTGGATTTTGCTGAAATTTGAATATGCTTCCACCAGCATAGCATCTTTGCCTTTGACTACTTCTTCAAACTCTGCTAGTTTACGTTTCCAATTGTCAGTAATAATTGATATCAGTTGAGGAGCCACGTTCATGCCACGAATTACCATGATAGGTTTATAGTCTGCTGACATTTTGGCACCTGCCAACACAAACTCGTCGAACATGCCGTCTAATTCCCCGGCACACTCCAACACCTTTTCACGAAGCCGATCTTGAATATTGGGCCGAGCTACTGCATCTACAATCGGCGCAGATTCCACTTCAATCTCTTGTTTGCTTGTGAGAATTTCTTTCAGCATGTGGTCTAGCTTCAGTTGCTCTTTTTCTGCCAACTCAAGTCCCACCATGTTCATACGACACAACCATCCTGTGGTCAAACGTATGGCAGAATCTGGGATACCTTTAAGAGTACGCACATCTGCTTTGCGATCATGTGATTCCAAATAGTTTACAATCATGTCACGGGCATCTTTTTTTCCGTAGAAATAGTTGTACCATGAGAATGCCTTGCTCATAGCACTGATACGATTGTCTGTGGGTTGCGTTTTCCACACAGGTTCCATGCCCATGGCATTGGTATCTGCACTACGTGGATTTAGCGGTTTAACGGGTTTCATGTGGGCTCCTTTTGGATTAATGTAGTAATTATAGCAGTTCAGGATTTATTGGTCAACCTGCCCATAAATACTACATTATGCCACGCCTAAGTTTATACCGCCCAAATCGAACCCGCGATTACCAGTTTTTGGACCGCACAATCTCCGAAATGTACACTGTCGGGGGAATGGACATCTTTGTCCACAAATACGCTGGTCCGCAAACTGGTGGCGAGGATTCGGCTCTTTCGGGCAACGGCGATGCTACACAACCCATTTACGACACTCTGGATCCACTAAACATCCAAGATTTGCTGTTGCTGGAAAACCGCGATAGAATTTATGATCAAGACGTTTACATCATGCGCGGTGTGTATACTCACCAGGACGTGGATTTTGATCTAACACAATTTGGCCTGTTCTTGAACAATGACACCTTGTTTATCACGTTCCACTACAACGACATGATTGACACATTTGGACGCAAACTCATGAACGGTGATGTGCTGGAAGTGCCCAACTTGAAAGATTACCATCCGCTGAATCAAGCCATTCCTCAGCCCTTGCCACGGTACTATGTGGTACAAGATGCTGATTATGCCACAGAAGGCATGAGTCAAACTTGGATGCCGCACACCTGGCGTGTGAAAGCCACACCCATGACCAACAATCAAGAGTTCAAAGACATACTCAAGAAGCCTGTGGTCAGCGAAAATATCTGGGACAACGGCAATTTCTATCCCACTGGCTGGGTCACCAATTACGGCGAT